GTCCTTCGGGGGTTCAGACGCATTTCTTCATGATTCTTTTTTATAGAGTCGTTCTTGCTGACCTCCCTCGGGCTGGGGCTTTGGAGGTTTGGATTTTCGTGTCATCGCGGGCGAGTGCGGGGGTAGTCGGTCACTAGCCATCGCCTCAGCTGAGGAGTCACGTTGACTGGCAGGTCGACCCCCTCACATTGGACTGTGATGTAGTCGGAAGAATACCATCTCACAATCATCTCCACCCATCCTGTCATTCTGTCCAGCTTTCTCCCTACCAAAAACCTCAGGACAGACGTCCATTGATCGTGGGTGAAAGAGTTGCGGTCTTTTCCAATGGCAGATAGACACATAGCTTCTGCTCTCGCCCAGGTGTCATCCGCATACCCTCTGTAAGTTAGACAATTCCAAAGATACCCTCCCCCCGTCTTGCTAATCCCTTCGTGCAGCGTTAGAGGCGGGGTAGAGTCAACTGTCACTTCCCCGTGATAAGCTATCCAAGCCCCGCTCCACTCTATGCGAGTGACGACCAGCACCTCCTGGTAAGAGTCAGAACTCCATACTACTACGACCCCCATAAAGCCTGCCACCTGGGAGAAGGTTGAAAGAAAGAAGGCCTGGTCTTTGTGGGAGAAGAACCAACGGGACACAAGGAGAGACCCGGGGGCGAATAGGCAGAGATGGGAGGTAACTGTCTGGAACTTCGCCCAGTTGACGGGGATGTCCAGTACAACCACCCGATAGCCAGCGAGATGGCTCTGGAGTCCCTCCCATGTGGTTCTCTCCTCCAAGTCTCCAGAACAGGATCCTGTGTAGTATCCTGCTGTACTTCTCATGATGATGCTGTCCCCCTCCGTGTAGGTGCCTCGTGCTATTGCCCTATTTGCCACGTCTCGACGCAAGTCATGACACACAATGGTGGCAGCTTGTGCGCACAAGGCGACCTTCCTCACCCCCCCGTTTCCAGACCCCAGTACCACAACATTTTGGCGGTGAAAGAGGGATCTGACAGGCCAATAAGTATATACAGCAGGAGCAGCTTGGCCATACATCCGGAAAAATCTTCGGTTGAGGTTGAAGCGAATGTAATCAGGATTTCCATAGGAAACCTTGTGGTTCCATGAATCCACGCTGTCGACAGGAAGAACCGCTGACACCCGAAAAGGAAGGAACACGAGCGAGCCCCCGTCCTCGTGGAGGACCTTTGCTAGCTTGGCGCTGGACTCCCGCCCTCGGAGTGCTCTCAACAAGGCAGGAAGGGGGCGATGGACCCTCCTAATCAAAGCCCCTGCCGCTAGCTGCTCCATATCATAGGCCAGCCCTGGCTTATGGTGCGCCGCAGCCCAGGTGCTTACAACTGTAGCAAGCGTGTGTATCCCGTTGAGTTTTCCAGCTGCTGTTGCTGCTAGTCGCGTAATCTGGACAAGGTTCGTGCGGGCGATCTTATATGCATCCGAAGGCGTGATTTCATCCCGCGTGACAGCTCGGAGAACGATTCGCTTGGTCAAACTCTCAGCTCGTAAGAGAGGGGTGTCTTCTGAATCATCATCAAACACAAACTCCACAAGGTCCATATTGGCACTCTCAAGATTGTCAAAATGCCTCAGAGTTTGCGAAACAATCATCCCCACTAAGGTGCGGTGAGCATGCACCCGGGAGTAAGAAGTGTCGGGAGGAGGCAGGTAAGCCTGGGCGGTGGGGTCATCAGAAAAGAGCGGATGTGTGGCCGCCTTGAGCAAATGAGGGGCAAAGCTTTCTGCTAGGCTAGTGATGGTGGGAAGTGGGGTATATCGAATGTCGTGGTTGCCTCTATTGAAGAGGGCGTCAACGGCAAAGCGACTAATGGCCATTGTAACCCCCATGACGACGCGAGCTAACCCTATCCCTCTGTACTCCAGTAAGTCTAGAGGGAGTCTCACGGCTCCGAACCCCCTATCTGCGATTAGGTGGGCCGTGTAACGGTTCAATAGTTGGCGATAAGCAGCTTGATATCCCACCCTTGCTGGGGTTAGATCAACGAGCGAGGCGGTGGTGACGTTAGACATAAGAGCGGTTTCCATGGGTCTCGCCACGCGGATGAGGGAAATGTCTTTGCAGAAAGCTATCGGATTGTCAGCGTAGACGAGAGGAACAGCCGGGGCGTATAGAGCGACAACAGCATCGCTGGGCAGAGCGACAATTCGGCTAGGGGTCCTGATGCGAATATAATGGCTTTTGCCAGGATCGGCTCGGGCCATTATATTGAGGAGGCTTATCATCAAACTGAATTCCTCTTGGAACATAATAGGATAATCTTCTAGGCTGGCGCTAAGCGCCCCCGCATAGTCCGAGTTTATCACTAGATGACTCGCGAAGGTGCCGCACCCCAAAGCAGATGCTCCTCGATTTCCCAGGACGGACTGGTACCTATGGGCGATCGAGCCTCCCACCGCTCTGGACAGATGTGGCAAGAGCTCTTCCAGAGGGATGGGCGCTCTTGTTCTCGCCACAGAGGCAATGAGAGAGATGAATGAGACATCTATACCAGGTTGCGTAGCTATGTTTGCCAGCTTAGCGTACGCTTTCTCAGCTGCGCTCGATGCCACAATTTTGTATCCGTGTTTTGTCCGTTTTTCCTTCGTGTCTGTTCCTAGATAGGGGATCTCAGGCCCTCTCGTGTACCAAGGATCGTGAGAGGGAGAGTATGTAACTAGCACTCCCTCCTTGGAGTTAACCTGCTCATCCGTTAACACCTCCCAGTCCAACGGGACATAAGAGGTGACTCCCACGATGGGAGGGTCAACTTCGGAGGATTGCCAAAAGGAGCGGAGGAACTCAGCTGCCTGGTAGACAGGACCAAAGGCCTGGCGCGTGGCTGGCAAATGGGTCACTTTTCTTAGCAACTCTCTGAACTCGGAAGCGCTTGATTGAAGAATCATCCCCCCGGGATCTTCTTCGGAGGAAGAGGAGAGTGACTGGATTGTACGGGTGGCCGTGAACATTTTCGTGGTAGCTCTCCTGGCTCCTACGATAGAGAAAGAGAGCACATCTGAGAGAAAGACAGGGTTGAAGGGTCTTACAGCCAGCAAAGAGTGACTTAGCTGTTTCTCATAGTCTTCTACCCTAGCATCCATCAGATCCTTCAGAGCCCTATTTTTCGTTCTCTTATACATATGTCTCAAGCTGGTCGTCAATACGCGATTCTCGGCCGTGGTAGCTCTTCTTATGGGGATCGCATAGGGATCTTCCAGGAGCTGCTCTCTCTTTAGGGTAGCGGGCAGCCACGCCCGAGAAAGTAGAGCTTTATTGATTCTCATGGCCACTTGAGATCCTCCCTTGGCCAGCACCTTGAGGGCCATGTAGTCCTTGGAGAGGGTATCTCCGCCACCCTTATACAAGAAAGAGCAAATGGTGGGAACAGACATCCCTCCCAATCCTCCTGGCAATGTCAAGATCTTCACAATGGTGCTCTCGGTCAACTTCTCAGAGACCAAACGAGGCAGGGCGGCGTTCTCCACCATGGGGCGAGTGCGAAGGCGGATGAAGAAGCGAGCGACGTGAACCAAAGAGGCAAAATAGGCGAGGGTTGGTTGCTTCATTCTCTCTGCCGCCGCAACGCAGGATGCTGTGATGGCTGCTACTCCATTCGACACCGTGGGAAAGTCAGAAGCCCCATGGGGGAAGACCCGAGAGAGAGCTTTGAGAGAGAGGTGATACTCGCACCCGTTGATGTAGAAATCCTTGCTGTATGTGACAACGCATGATGATTCTAGGCATTCTTCTTCTTTTGCTTCCTGTCCTACTTTGTCGCAAGCCTTCGACACTGACTCTTTGATCTGGGCGGCAAGGACCCTTAGGTGAGATGCGACATCAGCTCCCTCGGGGATGTTGACAGTAGCGAGAATAACTTGATTATCTGCTTGTCCGACCAAAGAATATTCGAGGTCAAAGGGCTTTACTCCCAGATCTATCATGGAATAAGTGGGTATTGTCCAATGCTTCTGAGAGATCCCCTCAAACCCCCCTTCATGCCCTGTCCACAACAAAGAAGAGGAAGGAGGATCTGGCGAGTCCCATCCTGGCGGAGGGTACCCTGCGACGCGTACGACGATGAGGCTTTTCTTGAAAAACTCGTGGACAAAGGTGTATCTTCCTCGTGTCCCAAAGATATCATCTATGTCCATTCCTATCATCCGAATTAACATGTCCCGCCATCTCAAATTCCATCGAGATAGGTCAATCTCGATGAACAACCTCTGACGAGCAGCAATCAGACTAGGCCGGCTCAAGTGGAAAAATCTCTCCAAAATCTCTGTTTTGGATAGGGTCATTGTTTGTTGTGGAAGGTTCGGAAATATATGATCGGCCAGGTTCGCCTCCAAGCAAGCGAAGAACATCCTCATTTCGAAAACCA